GTCCCATACATTGAGGATGTATCTTTTCTTTGCTGTCCAGATGCCCCTGTCTGCGATGTTTTCTCTCTTCATCTGCATCTTCTGGGCATATGCATTTACATATGTCGCAAGCTCCTGGTAACTCTTCTCGATAAACGGTTCCAGTTTGTCCTGGCAGATCTTGTCAAGTACTGTAACAAGTTTAGTCTTGTTACCAGTGAGATTACTAAAAAATTTATCAACAAGAGGTCCGAAATTAATATAGATTGAGTCAGTGTCAGATGCGATGACATAATCTACATCTTTAGTTTGTAACAGATTATTTAGGTATCTGTTCATTTTATTTTCAATCCACCTAATAGATGTTTGACCAGATGTTGTGATTGCTTCAGCATTTGCTAGTTTGTAGTACCTAAAGTACTGATTACCAATAGCACCATAAGCAGAGTTAAGAGAGATCTTCTTTGCCATCTGAATGTTATTGCACCTAGCAATCTCCTTCTCAAGTGTTTTGGTAGGAGTCTTCTCATACTCTTGCTTAGCAGCAAGCATTCTTTTCTTAAAGATGACCCTCTCTGCGTACATCTTCTCCATTAGTTCAGGAAGAAATCCCTTCACATCCTTCCTATACAATGCACCATTAGGACATACTGCATAGTCCTTATACATCTCAAAAGTCAATTCCTCCTTAAGGATTCTATCAACCGTAGTTGAGGGATGTCTCTCTTCCATGAGAGTTTCTGGGGAAATATTATACTGCATAATGAGATGAGGATACAGACTATTGAGGTCAAAGCTAACAACCCAATCATACTTTCCTGGTATCGGTTCCTTGACATAAGCACCCTCATACTTACCATCTTTTTCAGATCTATCCTTAGGAGGAATAACAATATTCCTCTTCTTTAAATAGTTATAAATGATTGTGTCCCACATTCTAACCTGGAACATAACATCAACATAATTGACCTTTGCAGTATATGCCATGGTCATGGCAAGTTCAATTAGTTTCATCTTGTCTTCCAAACGGTCAACAAGTTCCACGTCAATGATGTTGTAATCTACAAACTTCTTCCAGTTACCCCTATAGAAATCTTTGAAGGTATCAAACTCACTATGATCAAGTTTTTTCTGACCCAACTCTACTTGGGCTATGTAGTCCAGTCTGTAAGACTCCTGAGCTTTGTAAGTGAACTTCTTATAAAGCTCAAGATAATCCAATGTAGTAAGTCCAGCAATGTCATAAACATTGAATTTTCTACCAGAAATATAAATTTCATCTTGAGAAACCAATCCCCAAGGTGAAAGAAGTTTCATCTTCTTTTCACCCATGATTCTACTGATCCTTCCACACAGGTAAGGGATGTCATACAACCTCACATTCCATCCTGTGATGACATCAGGGGTGTTGTTTGTCCACCAATAAAGAAATGCATTAAGCATTTCAATCTCATCCTCATGGTGATGATATGTGACATTTTCTTGAGAAGGAGTGTATGCCTTTCTCCCCCATGTGATGATTTGTTTAGTAGCGTTATCTTGAATGGAGATGGTCAGCATCTCTTCTGAGCAAGATTCAGGATCAGGAAAACCATGTTCTGCCTGAACCTCAATATCCATAGTCACCAAAGAAATTTTTGAGATATCAAACTTAATCTCTTCCTCTGGATATTTGTCAGAAATGTATTGATAGACATATCTTTCATTCCCATAAATTGGAAATCCATCAACACTATCATATTTCTTATAAAACTCCCTACAATCCCTTACAGTTCCTGGTTGAATAGGTTCTACATTTTCTCCTTCAAGAGTTTTCCACTTGGACTCTTTAGTTGATTTAACATAGAGAGTGGGTTGATACTCTTCTTTGTAGATTTTCTTCTGTCCATTTTCATAACCACGAACAAGAAAATTGTTTCCAACCATCTGGACATTAGTATAAAATCTCACCCAATCAACCCTTCATACTTCTCTCTCAGTTTACTATTAGGATCAGCAATAGTCAAGATCTTGTCAGAATGAATCATAAATGTATTCTGATTTGTCATGTCAATCATCCAAGGTTTCAATACCATCTCATCACAAATTAAGAATGGTTCAACTAATTTACAATCTGGTTCTCCAAGATCAGTTGAAACCTCTTCAATCTGTGAGACCAGGATCTGCTGATTCGTCAGAACTATCACTTTCAGGTTTTGTAAATCCATTATCTTCAAGCAATTTAATGTACATTTCCTCTAATTTATCAATTGGGTTAGTGAATGTGATAACCCAATCCATCACAACTGGAATACTTGAATCTTTAGTAAGAGGAATCCAAGGATTCAATTTAATTTTACAAGGGACACTTTTCCCCTCATCATCAACTCTTGTTGTAAGTCTAGCAGTGCATGGATAATTAAAAATATATCCTACCACTTTATCTTCAACCACCATCTCATCAACAGCAGAGATGACTTCTTCACCTGACTTTAAAAGTGCTAATCTAATTTTCATAATTCTCCTAATAAAAAAATGGAGACCTCTGGATTTTGCCAGAAGTCTCCTTGCGGCGACGATATTCAGTTTTTATTTATTCAACTTTTAGGTGTTAACTTATATGCCCCAAATACTGATGCTGATAGAAGTGCTAAAGTTGCAATGATTTCCATTATGGTGTGGTGAATGAATAGGTATTTATACTGGGAGTTACATGCAGCCTATGTAAATATACCTTGAAAGAACCCACCCATAAAAAGAGTGATGATGGTTCCTATGGCAAAGGTAGTTGAAGTTAGATTCATGTTTTTTCTCAGTATACAAAAATATTTAGAAAACTGTATCATGTTGATACAGTTTTTTGTATAAATTACATCATTCTTATATTAGGATATCAAAGCCAATTTTTCTTTGCATGATGTTCAGGGACAACTTTGCCCAAGATAACTGTCAAAAGCCCATCTTCAAAAGTAACTGATCTAACTTCCGTGTCGTCACTGATTGTCCAGGAACGATTAAAACTCCGTTGAGCCAAACCCTGGTGTATAACGTGAGTGTCTTCTTCTTTTTCTTTATTTTCCTTTTTGCCCTCAATAAAGAGCTTACCATATTCCGTGTAGACACTAACTTCTTCCCTTTTAAATCCTGCAAGTGCCACCTCAAGATGTGACTCTGTATTACTCAGTTGAATAAGGTTATAGGGAGGATAGTTAGATGCTTGTGCTTTGAAAATTTTATCAAAGTAATCATCCATTCCAATACTATGTCTGTTAATCCTGTCCATCAACTGGTCCAGGTTCGCAGCATTGTACTTCATGAGGTTACCCATTTGAAAAACTCCTTTACTAGCAAGTTTAGTTGTGTGGACCCCTAAGGCATCCATTGGCGTAAAAGGGGGACCTAGGTCCCACACCTTCTACACTACTAATTATAACACTTTCTAGTAAAAATGGGGTGTGGTTAACCCTCCTCCTGTTGTTTTCCTTTTTTACCAATATTATACTTCTGTTCAAGTGTCCATTCACTCTTATCCTTGTATGGAAGCACTTTAATTTGATTCAGTGGAGCAATATCAATAATTGAATCTTCTTTAACTACTGAAATGAGACCCCAATCAGCAAGCAAGCGAGTAATACGATTCCTACGCTGAACATCGTTAATAGTAAGGTTAGCGTATTTACCATCAAGGGCAAACAACTCCTTGAAATGCACTATAAAGTATTTACCTTGTTTGTGCAAAATATGGCAAGATTGATAAAGTTTCTTTTCTTTGCGAGAAGCAACACCAATTCTAGTAAGAGTTTCTCTCACTTTTAAGAAATCATCAGGTTCATTGAGTCTAACCTCAACCATCTTATCCTGAGACCAATTTACTTGGGGCTCACTTGTTTGATTCATTTTGTTCCACCAGTTTCAAGTCGTTTTTTGATGAATTCGATTTGTTCATTAGATAGAATCTTCATAACTTGAGATGCCTTTTCATTACTATAACCATAGTATGATTTTACAAACTCTAAATCTGATTCTTTTTCTTTGCGAATCCAGGGAGAGAATCTCTTCCTTTTTCTCAAAATATTTATATAAAAGTTAAATTGCATATCTTTGTCTAAGAAATGGTACTTGTTCATTTCATTAGCAAATAATACACAATCAAGGTGCCCTGAAAGACATCTATTTACAATAAAAGGAGGATATTCCTTTATGTGTTCAGTAAGATCTTCCTTAGTAAAGTTAATTGCATTCAACCAATCCTTTAATTCCATAATTAAGTAGCAAAAGTTCTTTTCTATCTTTCTGTTCACGCATATACTTACCCACAGATCTTAGTGTATAAGTATGTTCAAACTCAGCAGTGCTCCAACTATCAAATCTATTCTTCACCAACTGATCAGAGTTGTATGAAACAAGCATATCCATACTACAATCAGTACAATCAAGGGCAAATTGATCATGATCAAATCCCTTGTGCATATTCCCTTTTTTTCCATAAAGACTATCCTTGATGGCATATGGTGGATCAAGATAGATAAATGCTTTTCTTTCAGATGATTCATCTAGAAGTTCATCATAAGAAAGATTTGTGATCTGCCAATCAGCAATAATCTTTTGAAACTCTGGTAGTTTTTCAATTCCTCTCATAGTAAAGTTATTCTGAGATGCCATCTTAGAGAAAGAAGATGACTCAGTAAGACCTGAGAAGGAACACTTGTTCACAACATAAAAAGCACATGCTTTATCAAAATCAGACTTACTGTCATCATTTAGATGTTGCTTACATGAGTTAAAAAGCATTTTGCTTTTATCAACAGTATCATGAAATCTTTTGACAGTGGCAAGAAAATTACTCATTTCCTTACCATTCTCCTGCAACTGCTGCCAGAAAGTAACTAAAGGTTTATAAAGGTCATTCACCCAAATATCCAAATGAGGATACATTTTGGATACTTGAATTGCAACTGAAGCACCACCTAGGAATGGTTCA